TTAACGTCTTACAAGATTAAATAAGACACCGCCTTGACGACTTTCACGTCTAGCCCAATCGTTCATTGCATTATTCAGAGATTCAGCAATTTGCTTTTGCCCTTGTGTATTGACGCTTGCGGATCCATCAGCAAACGTAATTTGCTGACTAATTTGCACATTGCCCTCATTAGACCCGTTTTGACGATTATTTAAATAATTCGTCAAATCTTTGTTCTGTTGAGGGTTTAATACACGTTCACCACCATCTAAAAGCCATGTACCTTCACGCGGGATATTATCTATACCGTTGTGGGCCATACCTTGGATTGTTTGAGCTGCAATTAAACCAACATTGGCATAACCCAAACCTAAGATCATTTCAGAGTATGCAGTTTTTTGCGCAAGGGTTAGCGCACTCGGATCTGCTAACACCTGTGCGGCTGCCAAATGAGTTGATACTAATGCTGAAGCAGCAGCGAACATTTGCTGCATTAAGAACATTGCTTTGTATGTTGCAGACTGCTCACCAGCTCTTTCTTTAATCATCTGGGTCATATCCCCCCAGACAGAAGAACTTTGTGAAAGCAATGCTCCATACATACTTAAAGTTGCATTATGCTGATCGTCAATGAGTTTGCGAGCATTGTCATGATAATCAACATCGAGGGCCTTCATTTTCGCTATATGAGTAGCTTTGGCCTGTTCTAATAATTCATAACGCTTTTGAGCATCAGCTGGATTATCATAATCGCGGTTAATTTGGTTTACATTATTTGTGTACGCGTCAAGTTCAGCGTCTTTTGCCTTACGTGATGCTACATTCATGCTAGCAATGTTATATTCGTGACCTTGCCCAAATCGGCGCGATATCGATGAAAGCGCAATAGCATCCTCAGCATCAGCCATCTGTGCTAAAAGATCATTTTTGTATGAATCGTATTTTTCACGTTGTGCTTGCTTGAATGCAGCAACATCACGCTTGTATGTCTCCTCTGCCTTAGCTAGATACAAGTCACGTTTAACTGGATCTTTAGCAAAAGCCTCAGCAATCTTTTTCTTGTCTTCTTCATACTTCAACTTAATTTGAAGCTCTTTATCTGCATATTGCATGACAATTGATTGTTGGGCTTTCTCTAATTGTTCCTGTTCGCGTCTAGCTTTATCAAGCTCTCCCTTATTACTCTTAGGCTTCTTGATTTTTTCCTTCTTTTCTTTAGGATTTAAAGCCTTGTTCTGTCCAATACCAGAAGTCACGCCACCCTTAAGATTCTTAGTCCAATCTAGTTGAGCTTTGCGGTTATTAATGATTGCCTGAGTTAAATTGTCATAACTGCCAGCTTGATTGTTTACAATTCCTGAAATTGATGTGTATGCATTTTTTACAGTACCAGCAACATTTTTTGCAGACTGCTCTAGTAGAAGCCCATTATTATTAAATCCGTTTACTAGCGCCTTACCCTTGTCTAAGAAAGTTGGTGCATTCCAGAAATTAACAGCGGTTTTACCGATATTGCCCATTACATCCATAGCACCAGCAATAATCTGGACAATCGCTTTAATACCAGCTGATAATCCAATTAGAAGTGATGCAGTAGTTTTTGCAGCAATTCCGACAGCTTCAATAATTCCTGAAAATTGCCCTCCCTTTCCAGATCCTTCTAGGAAGTATGCAATTAGTGAACTTAAAGCAGGCATAACAGCTTGAGCAAGATTATTCTTTAAAGCTGAGAATTGCATATGCAAGGATTCAGTCTGAGATGCTAAAGCAATCGACTTTTCTATAGCCTCTTGACCTGTAATGATCCCAGCATCTTCCATGGCTTTTTGGTAGTCCTTCCACAGAGCACCGCCATTTATAAGCAAAGGCACCAATTTTGTGAAATCATTACCCATGTTTTCTAGGTAAAATGACATTTGCTGTTGGTTTAATCCAGCTTCTTGCAATTTGTCTACATAGAGCTGAAGAGCTGAAACCCCATCCATCTTAGACATTTGTTCAGCAAGTTTTTTAGCCCCTTCTGCACCTTTCTCAGTTTTAACTGCGATCTGCTCGAAAAAGTCCTTACTTTCACCACCTCCAACCGAAGCAAACTCACCAATTTTTTCATTAAAATCTTTGAGCATATCAGAGAGTTGTTCTTGCGTTACCCCATAAGTTGCTGCTGCCCCAGCTAACCCCTGAAAGGACTGTATAGAGGTATTTGCTAATGCAGCAAAGCGAGCTAACTCAACATTATTCTTTGCAACTTCAACAGATAAAATCGCCAATCCACCAGCCGCAACTGCTGCACCACCAATAGCCATGCCAGACAAAGCTGCTGTAGCCATAACGATTCCACCACGCATTGCACCAAGCTTGGTGGAGAAGTTCTCAATGAACGACCCAAGTTGTGTGCCACCTATGCTTTGATTTAATTGATCGCTAAATCCCTTAAATGCATTCGACATGTTTTTAGCAGTATCTTTAGCTTTCCTCTCTGCTTGACTCATGCCGCTTTCGAACGACCCCAATTTCACTAAGAGGTCTAGGGTTAATCTTCCAAGTGAACTTGATGCCATTACTTTTCTCCGGACAATAAAAAACCCGACACAAAGTCGGGCTCTGATATTTGTAAACTTATAGTTCTTTAGCGCATTTCGAAGAAGCAGCTTTTAAATCACTATCTTTCTTATATGCCATAGTGATATTAAATGCAGTGACGGTAGTTTTAGCCTCCAACACGTCTTCAGATAATTTTAAAACTTTTAGGATCATCCCATTTTGTGCAAATAACTTTCCATCGGAATATTTAACTTTATTTAAAGTCACATTACCGCTTGTGTCCTCGCAAAGTAAACCATTGCCATCATCATTTAATTTAATTGTTGAAAGGCTTGGCCCTACCGAAGTAGTCCAAATTCCCGTAACCTGTGGTTTTGTTGGCACAACATCACTAAATTTATTATTTAACATCTGGTCAACAGGTGTTACACAACCACCCAAAACCAGCATTGGCACAAGAACAAGTAATTTCTTCATGATTTAACCATTTGTTATAAAGTTTATGTAATTTAACAAGTGGTTAATAATGGCGCAATAAAAAACCGCTATCTCTAGCGGTTCTTTGTGATCCACATAAGCGGATTCTATTTTGTTCTGAATTTTGTACTATCTGAAACAACTGAAAGACGATTTCTAGCTTCCTTCATGGCTGCTTTGAAATCCTGCCTCAATGAGACGACTTCGGATGACGTCAATTGATTCTGGCTTTTTAAAGTGACCCAATTCCCCTTGGGTGAGGTATTCAAGCGGGAATCCGAACTCATATTGCCACCACTCAGCTAATGTTGGATGTTTTGTCTTTACAGTATTAATCATACTTTCTTTTGGGACTAAGTCAATTGATGGCACGTGAAATCCAGTAATTGCAATTGCCATAACAACCTTCCCACCCCGTGATTCTATAAAACCTTTTAGCGCTGCAAGCGTCCCACCCATTGCTACAGTATCATCTAGAATTACGTAGTTCCGCCCTTCAATAACAGCACCATCAAATCGAGGCTGCCTTACAATTCGCTCATAAGATCCTGCATTTGTGTGGTTTGCTCTAACTGTTTGAACAATATCATCGCAGACTTCATACCCGAAATAAGCTCCTAGCATTTCTGCCAAAACTGCTGGAATTCGGTTTTTCCCTAAGCTCTCTTGAGCAAGAACTGGAACAATTATTGGATGATAAACACCAATCTTTGAATGAATATTTAGAAAGTCTTCTAACTCAAGAACTGCTTGTATTAAACGAATTGCAGCATTAACGTCCCCTCCTTTAGCCAATAAATAGTCCTCAGGAGAGCCATTTTTTAAGGAATTAAGTGGTTTCAACACACAAACAGGAGGAAAATCTCCCCATGGAGTTCTTATATAGTTATGGGACATAAAACTAGGTTTGATAAGGTTTTCTGAATCTTATCAAACCATGCAAATGATTCAACTACTGCGTAGTGTTGGCTCTTAAAAAGCTCTCCAAATCCTGCGGCTCAGGTTTGCTTTCATGAGGCATAAAATCTCTAGGATCTGCTGCTTTGCTGCCTTTGCCTCTGTTCATATTCCTATAAAGGGCCATAAATGAGCCTATAACCTGCTCTACCCTGCGCCCAGTATTTAAACTTCCACGCATCCTAACATATTCACCCCAAAGACGTATTTCAGAAAGAGTAAGGTTCATTTTTACAGATTCGATTGAGTTCCCCCCAATTCCATTCATTGCCAATTCCATCAACAATTCTAGATCGGGGGTTATTTCTACTTTCCCTCGCTATTTTTCTTAATCTCATCAAGACCAATAATCACTGGGAACAAAGCATTTGCTAGAGGCTGAGTAAAGTTCTCTTCAACCTGCTTTTTAGTCAAGTAAGTATCGCCATTTTCGTCAACAAGACATAATGAAACCCATTCAGCAAATACGTTTTCACCTTTTTGCAGGCGTGTATACAGTGGCTCAGTCACTGCAAATGGTAGCTGTTTAAGTCGGACATCCACTGTTTCTGTTTTGCCATTGTGCAGAAACTCTACTACTGCTTCACGGATTTCACCGATCAATGCACCTTGTGCAATATCTTTTAAACTTAATGCTGTAGTTTTCTTAGCCATTTTTCTTTTCACCATAAAATAAGCCCCTTTCGGGGCGCTTGATTAAGCTTTAGGAATAATTTGAACGCCAGTGCTAGAGAACAGTGGGAACAACTCCAGATAAATCTTAAGGTAAAAATTGAAACTCAGCTATTGGATTACGAGGATATTCCGAATGTTCCAGAAGATGCAATAGATTGGTCCAACTGGAAGCCAGAACCACCTAAACAAGGACTCTTTTTAATTGCAGCATTTGATTCAGAAGATGGCCCAGTACTTTGGTGGGCAGATACTAAAGCGGAAAGTAAGGAGGGGTGAAATGACAGCGATTGCAAATATTGGTAGTAACTTTGTTGTAGCGTTACCACCTTCTGATATTTGGCTAAATGATTCTCAAGCTGCTGAGTTCTTGGGATATCGAGATGTACACTTTAAGGCAGCAGTTTGCTGCCTGCCAACCTTCCCTAAACCGCGCTATGTTATTAAGTGCGGTCAAGGAAGACGCTGGAACTTGGCAGAGCTATCAAACTGGTTGAATGAACAATCGGATGATGAGCCAAAGAAAGGAAGACCACGTAAACGGGGCTAATCAAGCCTCGTTGCAATTTCGCTTGCAGTAGCATTGTAATAGACCATCAAGCTTCTTAAGTCTTTATGCCCAATCATACGGGCCAAGTCTAAAACTTCTAATTTTCTTGCAAGACGTGTACAAGCTTCATGGCGTGTGTCATGAAAGTGCAAGTCAGTGATTTGACATCTATCTCTCAATTTACGCCAAAGCGTATCAAAGCTTTGGGAATTACAAGTAAAGACCTGCTTTTTATCAAGACCTTTTAATAAAGTAAGCAACTCAACTGCACGCTTAGATAAAGGCACATTTCGCTTTGTGCCATTCTTTGTTTCGTTCAAAACAAGATATCGATCTTTTA